CACATTATTATATATGTATACTTTAGCTCATGCAAAGGTAAGAAGAATCGGAGCAAAACTCATAAAAAGCCAAGAAAAAGGGGTGAAAATGCACTTTTTTAAAGTTTTTATTAAAAAAGTAGCCAAAACATTTGGAGGTTTAACAAAAAAGCCATACCTTTGCACTCGCAATTCAGCAATGACATCACAACAACATTCTGAATAACGCAAATGGTTAATATCGCGGAGTGGAGCAGTTGGTAGCTCGCCAGGCTCATAACCTGGAGGTCGCATGTTCGAGTCCTGCCTCCGCAACAAGACATGGTCGAAATCCTTTATAACATAAGGATTTCGACCTCTTTTCGTTATCGGGCGTTGCGGAGCATCGGACAGCAGCTCGGACGCTTATTGTTTAATAACATTGGTTGTCGTCAGACAAACAATGTAAAAAAATGTGCAAATCCGCCAAAAAACCACGATCAGCAAGAGATATAATAGGTTATACCCTTCCACGGCTACATATGACCAAAAACTGGTATGTAGACTTTTTCGCATACGACCCGACAATTGACGGGCTGAAGCGAAAGAAATACATGCTTGACAGATACCCGAAGAAGGAGCGCAAGCACTTAGCCTCAGTGCTGATCAACAACCTCACGCAGCAGCTGATGGCTGGCTGGAACCCGTTTATCAATAATGACAAAGCTCGGAGCTACACTCAATGGCAGACTATCGTCAACCGATACACAGATTATGTCAATGTATCTGCAAGCAAAGGTCTGCTCAAGAGCAAGACAGCGACGGATTATCTCAGCAGACTGTCGGGTCTGTTAGCCTACTTGGATGAGTCAAAGGCCTCTATTAAGTATGTATACCAGTTTAACAAGACTCTCGTAGTTGATTTTTTAGACTATATTGTTTTTGACAAGGAGCGGTCAGCCAAGACGCGCAACAACTATCGCACGTGGCTCTCAACATTTTGTACTTGGCTCGTTGACCGTCAATATATCACCGCTAACTTTATCGAGGAGATAAAAACGATGAAGGAGGAGGAGAAGTATCGTGACAACATGAAACACGAGGATCTGAACAAGCTGAAGGAATACACGCAAGAGAAAAAGCCGGCATTTTATCTTGCGTGCATGATGGAATACTACACATTTATCAGACCTGAAGAGCTGCGCCACATTCGCATCGGCTACATATCTATCAAAGATCAGTGCATAACAATACCGGCAGAGGTATCTAAAAATCGAAAAGAGCAGCCTGTCGCCCTTAACGACAAGCTGCTGAAGGTGATGATCGATCAGGGTGTTTTCAGTCACCCGTCCTCAGACTATCTATTCGGCAAGGACCTCACGCCTGGAGCGGAACCGTTAGCGGTCAACCGCATCAGGCAAGAGTGGGCCCGTGTGCGGAAAGCCTTGAAATTTCCGCACACATACCAGTTCTACAGTCTCAAGGATAGCGGCATACGTGACCTCGCTAACGCTGAAGGTATCGTCGTAGCACGAGACCAGGCACGCCATACCGACATATCAGTAACAAACAAATATCTCAAGAGTGCGAAGGTCGCAAACGAAGCGACAAAGCACTTTAATGGCGAGCTATAACATCTCGTAGAAGTAGCCGGTCTTAAGTTTACCGATACCGTCGTTGGACACGTCCATTTCTATCTTCTGACAGACAAATCTGCGGTTGTGGAAGATGTAGATTTTAGAAGGGTCCGGTATGTCATCGGTCACGAACTTGACGCAATAGAGGTTGTGTGTGTCTATCTCGACCTTAACATTATTGTTATAAGGCATCCGCTCAAGAGATAGCGACACATCCTCGCCAATACCCGTCAACTTAGGGTACATTCTGCTATCTGTCAGACAAATGGGGTATCTTGTATAAGTATTATCTTTGCCGAACGTACCACCTCGTTCAACCTTCCCGTTCTCAAGATTACGCACCCAATCACCACTAAACATCAACCTAATCTTCTCGTCAGCATCCTCCTCGTTAGTGCTATTGTCAGCCCCCTGCATAGCATCCTGCACAGACACATAATACTCGCCGTCATCGTCAACAGTCATGTTATCGAGCGAGGTGTCCTTGTCATTCGACATAGACGGCATACATACTATTTTATTAGGTATGCGGTCGGTAAATGGCAAGAGCATCTTGCTATGTATGCGCTTACGCTGACTCATCGCGACAGGAATCATTTTAAGGTCAACAACATTATCACTCTCTTTGTCACGCATTATCGGATTAAACAAACCGCATAATGTGCGCTGCTCTATCTCATCCTTTGACTCCGGATCACCATCCTTCGGCAGCATAGCCCATATATAATAGGTATAGCCGACTTTAAATATTGTGCTCCGGCGCTCTTTGACCGTCATAGCACTCGCCGCATTTGTCATAGCATCAGCATTATCATAAGTCAGCACAGGGTATTGCTTGAGCACTGACAACGGGATAAACTCACGCCAATCGCGCTCTGTAGAGTCGTCGAAGTCGTATTCGACATTTGACGTAGCGAGATTCGACAGCCCGTCCTCGTCATACTCGGCAGAGTATTCATCGAGGCAGTCATAACTAACCGCCTCGTTGTTAGTAAGCTCATTTGTAGCGATGACGCTGACAGTCATCGCTACATCATCAAAAACAAACGAGGCATTAAAAAGCTTGCGAAACTCCTCAATAAACGTATATACAGACCAATGCGGCAGCGCATGCTTTATAAGGCATGAGCGACGAGCGGAAGCGATGTAGAGACGTTGCCATGGGGCGCAGTCATAGTCATTACGTATGACGGTATAGCCCTCAGTATTGAGGATATATGTCAGCACATAGAGAAGGTTCGGCTGAACGGCAAGCACACGCATAAACGACACAGTACCGCCGGGGAGTGTGTGCCCCTCAAAATTCAGCTTATCAAAAGTGGCAGCAGCTAAATAGTTCGACATGCAATCATGCGTCTCATCGTAGATGGGATAAAACAAAGCGACACCCGGCTGACCGACATTGACGCCATTAGTGAGGTCAACAAGCACCATGGACGGTTTTGTACTGCAGTCAACACACGTCACGCCCATCTGACTATAACGCATAGCATCAATACCTGACGTTATTTTAACATCAGGATAATCAATATCATCGATATAATGCTGCTCAAATTTGGAGTTGTATTTAATACGTGACTTACCGCCAACAATCTGCAGCTTAACTGCAGATTCGCTGACGGATGTCACTGTACCCTTGCCGCTCACGAACAGACGGTTGTCAGCAAACAGCTTACAATCGTCAAAGGCGGTCGTCGGTTTGTGCACGTCAAAACGATGCACGTTGCCGAATATAACTTGATTAGCGTGTATCGACATCGGGAACGTTATATCATATGTATAAGACCCCGAATCCTCGATGAACTGATTAGCATATGTAACCTTAATCTTGTCGTTAGAGGATGGCACGGCTATCTTGCCGTTAACAGTACAATGTATCATATTTATGTACGAGATTTGAGTTTATTGTAATCATCAAGGTTCTTAGCCACGCCAGTCGGACCATCAATATAGACCTTAGCATCGATGCCGGCAGCGAGTATGAGTGACAAGCGGTCGATGACATCACGAGCCTCGCCGAGTGTGGCATTAAGCTCAGAGTTGTCAGTATTGACTGTAACCGACGGGGCAGAAACCACCGTAGCACCACCCTGACCGAGAGAACGAGAGATATCAGCTGCAGTAAGTGATGACACCGTATTATTGCGCTGCGCCTCGTCGATTAGCCGTAAAGCCGGGAGGATGTTGCTATTGTTGACGGCGTGATGGTTTGCCACGAACTCGCCCTCATGTACGACACCAGCCTCTCGGCGGTAGCTTCGACCACCCGTAAATCCGCCCTCATAATAGCCAGCCTCTTGAGCTTGCTGTTGTTTTTTGATTGTAGCAATCTGGATGGCACCCGCAGCTGCAGCAATGCCCGCCGCTATAGGAGCGAGCACCATGTTAGCGGGATAAGGCACGCCCTGCATAGCAGAGCCATATGCGGCGATGGCAGATATAGCGGTCTGAGCAATAGCTTGCGCGACCTGCATAGCAGCCTGTTTGCGAGCGTATTTTGTCTTAATCTTAGCCACCTCTTTCTCCTTTTTCTCTTCGAGCTTTTTTGTCTTAGCGGTATTGTTACCCGCCGCCTCGATGAGCTTCTCATATTTTTTCTCCGTGACCGTCACCTCGTAGTCGGATTGTGCTGAGTAATACGAGGACATAGCGCTCATCAGCGGCGAGACTGCGTCCATAGCCGCCTGAAATTTAGCGACAAGACCATTGCACATGGCACCAGTCGCCTCACCCATAGCAGCCATCGCCTCCTGATGAGAGATCACACCCTCCTGCTCCATCGACTTTATATTTGCAAGTGTAGACTTGTAAACATCAAAATCAGCGGTAATAAAGTCAGTAACGCCCGTACCCTCTGGATGCTCGTCAGACCAGGACGCTTGCGCCTTGTTTGACGCTGTATTGTAAGCAGAGTGAGCATTACGTTTAAACTGTTCGTTTCTTGAGTTATGTAAGCCCTGCTCAGCCTCTTGTTCAGCGTATCGCAGTTTAATCTGCTTCAGCATTTCCTGATACTCTTTCTCCTTCAGCAACCCTTTTTCATGCAGGAGGTCGAGACCCTTGAGCGTTATTCGCTCCTGCTCTTTGATATCCTTCGCAGCCCACTCCTCTTTGTATCTTTCAAGTAATTCGTTATAACGCTGTGTACGGTCAAGGTCTTGTTCTCGCTGACGTTGACTAATCTCCGCATCGATATCGAGCCACTCCTGCGAGTCCTTTTTATAAAGCGACTGACGTTTTTTGAGCATGTCAATATCATTATTATACATAGCCTCGGCAAGAGCGATATCGTCATGATAGATATCATTGTTAATATCTTTTTTCTCATACATCAATTGTAGGTCTATTGCCTTGACGGCATGCTCACGCTGAATCTCATCCTCATCGTAGCGGAGTTTTTGTTGCTGATATTGCTGCTCAAGCTCTGTCTTTTTCTTCATCAGGGCTTGAGCTTCGTCAGCGTCCTTGCCATACAGCTTTATCTGCTCATCGAGACCCTGCTGCTTAATATCATATTGCTGACGCATAAAATCCTTATATGACAGATTTTCGTCAGCGTATCTGCGGTAGTTCTCGACAAGCTCAGCATCGGTGATGGCTTGTTGAGCCTTGACAGCAGCTTTAAGGTCTTTATTTTTCTGCGCCTCTTGACGCTTACGCTCTACCTCTGCTTTACGAGCAGCCACCGCAGCCTTGCGAGCCTCCGCTTGCTCAGCTTTTCTTTCAGCTTCAGACTTGTAATCCTCGCTCGCTGTAGAGTTACTACCATTGCCACCGGCAAGAGCCTCGTTAGCCTTGCGCACCTTTTGCAAGCTCTCGGCTTGCTGCTTTTGTACCTCTTGATATTTTTTGAGCCACTCATTTTGCTTGTTCTGCAGCTCCAGGATGTCAGCATCGTGGTTACGGCTGTAGTTGCGGACATAATCTCTGCTGTAGCCCTCACGCTCAATATACGTCTGTGTATTCCAACCATCTTTAAACCCTTTCAAGCCTCGCCTGAACTGACCGCCATCAAAACCTTGAGAGAGGGCGTTATAGCCCTTTTGTGTATAGTGTGCGATGTTATTGCCAAGAGCCTGAAACTGAGAGCGGAAGTTCTGTACCATACCACCCCACCAGCTATTAAAATACTCCTCGTCAACATCCTGCTTCTTTCGCTCAAGCTCCTCCACTTTTGAAAGATACACACGAGCCTTGGCTTGTGCGAGGATGGAGTCGGTGAGCTTATCAACAGCCTCACGAGCATTGTTAGACAGAGAGTTTTCGAGCGTGAGGTTATTGAGATACTCAGGGTATTGAGATTTCAGTTTTTTCAGCGCCTCGGTACGCACATCATCAGATGCAGACTTGTCTTGGACAAGCTTAACGAGACTTGAGAGCTCGGCAATCTCAGAGCGACATTCAGTAGCCGCCTCTGCGTTAGCCTGATTAAGCTCACGCTGCGCCTCAATAGCCTTGTCAGTTTTAAGCGTATACGTAACAATAGCGGCAGTAACAGCCACCATCGCAGTAAGAGCAGCGGCGTAAGGATTAGCGAGTATAACCTTATTCCACAGCTCTTGAGCAGCTGCAGCTAATGTCATCTGCCTTGTGCAAGCTTGCACAGCGATGTTATATGCTATCTGCGATGACGTTGCGAGACCATTATAAACAGCCTTCATCTTGTCAACAGCAAGAGTCTTTAGCGCTGCGACTCTCTTTGCAGTCTCAGCTATCTCTGCAGCCTTAGCTGCGAGAGTATAAGCAACGATACCAGACGTGAGCACGACGAGAACCTTCCAGTATTTGAGTGAAAAGTTAGTGATAACACTTAGACTCTTAACGAGCAAGCTGCCCGCGCTTATTGTATACTGGACCACTGGCAGCAGATTCTTACCGAGCTCAACCGTCAGCTCATGAAACTGATTTTTAGCTTTTAAAACCTTACTTTGTATTGTACTGTTTTGCACATCAAACTCCTCAAGAATTGACGTGGCTTTTTTATAAGCATCAGTCGCAATCTCCTGACGTTGTCTCAAATCGTCGACCTTATCTGCCATTGTTGTAAGCACCGACACTGCACGCTGTCCGTCAAGACCCATATCGCCAAACATCCTACCAAGTTGGTCGAAACCACCCTTAGATTTAAGGTTGTCCATCAACGTGATGACAGCCTTATTCATGTCAGTCTTGACAAGCTCAGTAAACGTCTTGACATCAACGCCCGCCATCTTAGCAAATGTCTTCGTATCAGTAGCCATCTTTGTGAGGAGCTGAGAAAAAGCTGTCGCAGCCATCTCATCCTTCTGCATGTTCTCATCAAGGACGGCACCATAGCCCATAATTTGAGCTTGTGTCAAACCGACCTGCTTGCCTACGCCAGCAACACGAGCAGTAAACTCAACGAGGTAGCCAGCCGAGGCGGATGAGTTCTGAGCCAGCTCGTTGATAGCCGAACCCGTCGCAAGCATGGCACCACGCAAACCGAGGCGGTCATCCTCACCGAAAGCCATAGCCAGTTTGCCCACTTTCTCGATCGCGCCATCGCCGAGATCATCACCAAGTGCGACTTGTATCTTATCCGAAACATCAACAAAATCCTGAATGGCACTCTCCGACGTTATACTAAGGCGACCGGCAGACTCGGCGAGCTCGTTTAGCTGCTTGCGTGGCGTAAATGTATTTATTTTTTTGAAAGTCTCGTTCATCTCTGTGACCTCCTCCATAGACTGCCCAGTATACTTGCGCACATTGTTCATCTCTTGGTCCATCTCGGTATATGCGTCAACACATTGTCGGATGGAACTTGACAACCCCGTTATAGCACCTATGCCTTGAGTTATAGCCCCCCAATTATCATTAAGAATTTTGACGGACTTGCCAAACAGCGATGTAGCAGTCTGCTGCTCACTATTCACTGCAGATATCTGAGCCTTGAGCGCCTTAGCCTTGTCATTGAGTACGTCGAAAGCCTCAGAGCCCTGCTTAGTGTCAGCAAGGCGCTCATTGACGATCTTCAGCGAAAACTCAAGGTCACGCAAGGACGAACCGCTTATATTCTTAAGCGTAGCATCTATCAGATTGTTCTCACGTGCGAGATCAACCGCTGACCTTTTAGCTGCAGCAATCTCCTGCTCATACTTGTCAATTGTCAGATTAGCCTCTTTTTGTGCTGCATTAACTTGTTGTATGCGCGACTTGATGCGCTGAAGGTTCTCGGACGCTTGTCTAAAAGCATCGGTATCTGGTTTTATGTCACCAATCTCCGACTGAAGTTTATTAGCTGCAGCAGTCAACTCATTAAGCGAGGCACCATCTATATCACCGAGAACACGCTGAAGGTTAGCCGTAGCATTGTTAAGGTCTTGCATCTCCTTAAGAGACTGTACAGTCGAGTCTTTAAGGAAATCCATCCTATCTTTGCAGTGCTGAAGTATTTGATTGAGAGCATCGTAATCGTCAGGATTAGTAACTTGTTTCATCGCGCGGCGCACCTCACGTGCAGCTCTCTCGATGTCTCCGAGAGAGGCCGTTGACAAATTATTTACGGTATCAATTGTTTTTGACACGCTGTTGCCATAAGCCTTAAGGCTCGCCTCTGCTGCCTTAATCTGCTTATTAAATTTGTTGATATCCTTAACTGAAGTGCCCGGATCGCGCAGCGCATCAGCTTTTTTCTTCTTGAGATCATCAAGATTTTTCTGAAGAGCGGCCATTTCATTTTTCGCCTCTTGAGCATTGAGTCGGATAATGGTCTGAAATGTCTGTGTTGTTGCCATAAAAAAAGTGCTATCTTTGATTTAAAACCAAAGGTAGCACTAATGTATATTTAGTAAAAATACTATTAACTTATTGAATCTAAGTAAGCCTTGTATTGCTCTCTTAAAATAGCAAGTTCGCTCTTTATCAAATCATCAGGAAGAGATGAAATTAAAATTTCACGCTCTCTCCTATAGAAAAACGATTTAGGGTCATACATTCTGTCAAATCTATACACCCTTACAATAGATGTCGTTTTTTTCAACTTCTCAGCTTGTGAAGAATATAAAGATTTGCGGACTTTCTTTCGAGCGTCTCCCAAACCTTTTATCACGCATAAGCTAATAACGAAAATTGATGATAAAATAAAGTAAGTACCCATATAGCAGACGATTTAAGTGATTACACCGCAAATATACTAAAAGTATTCGATGTAGCAAAGCTATTGAGCAAATTTATTGTCTGCGATGTATCAGCCAGATGAGCAGCTTTATTATAACAGATATAATGACGCTATAGAAAACGATATCAAAACTCAGTTTATACCGCTCCCACCAAGTTTGACGCCTCTCAACCGGCACCGGAACCTGCGTAGAGTCAGACCTGAGGATAAACTGAAATATCGTGTCTGTCTTGTAGCTAATACGGTCGCGCCACTTATAGACGTTATTCGTCTTATAGACAGTGTCGCCCCTGACAAACGTCTCGACAAACACGGAGTCGAGGATGCGGAAGGAGTCGACTCGTAAGTTTGTTTTATAGAGCGTGTCGGTCTTATGCACGACACGCTCTAATACGACAGACTTGTTAGCCCTGCACCCAACGAGCGAAAGCAGTATGACGGCAAGGACACCGAATATAGTCAATCGAAATAGCCTCATACGCATCACTTAATGTGTATGACATTATTGACGTGTTTGCCCGGCGTCGAGATGTGCACCCAGCTGTAGCCGTACTCATCGATGAGCTGACCGACGTTTATCTTGCCCGCACGGACAAGTGAAGCAGCTGTCTCGAAGAGAGCCTTATTGTCCTCAGACGTATTGCTGAGAGTGCGGATATCAGCTGCCTGACCAAGCATGTGCTGCGATGTACGTACGCCGCCCACCGCCTTGTTAACAGCAGCACAGCGGAAACCGCTGTTAACGATGATAGGATGACCGAAAGCCTCACGGAGAGGCTCAAGAACTGTCTCGGCAAGCAGCTTGAGATTAGCCATCTCAGACTTGTTAGGCGTGTTGTCGATTGAGAGATTGCGAGCAGCAGTAGAGCGAGTAAGCTCCTCGACTGTAAAATGTTTTGTTAACTGCATAAAATATATTTTAGATATGATATTAATCGCGGCTTATCGAGAGATATTCTGACAGCCCCGGAATGCGCTCTATAAACTTAAAGCGCAGGAAATAATAAAAGAAAGCGACGATCTGCCACGGCGTTGTGCCCTTTTTGAAAATTTTCTTTAGATTTTTGAGTATGTTAAGAGCGTAGAAGTACAGCACGACGTAAGTAACAAAGCTCACACGCTGCATAGCGCCGTCAGGCTGATGCTTCATTTGACCGACAAAATAAATAGCACAGCAGAGAACAAAGAACACAGTAGCCTCTGCGACACATCGTAGAGCCTTTTTGATATCAAAATCCTCATGACTGGCTATCATGCCCGAAAGGTAGCCAAACAGAAAATTGAAGAAGAAGACTATCATGAGCGATTTTAGTTCGCCCTCGATAGGCTGGAGGAAGGCGAGCACAGCGAGTGCTATGCCAACGAACAGAGAACGGATATTTTCAATCATAATCATATTTATTATTAAACATCCGCAAAGTTAAAGGCAAACATGAAGAAACAAAAATACGGCATACCCTACAAAAAGAGTATGCCGTATAACCTATGATTTAAACGATACCGAGCCACTTCTTCGCTTTTGCCGTAGCGGCATCAGCAAACGAGCAATACGCTTGCGCCCATTAAGCAGCCCCGCCTGCCCTTGCCTTAAAGTATCTTTCCGCCGTCAAGGTGCCACGCCACGGTTTCCTTGCCGTTCCTCTGATAGCTGCCTAACGTGCAAATCAAGTGCATGAAGCTGCCCGACGGTAAGCCAAAAGAATTAAAGCTTTGCGGTATCTCTCCGAGCGGGCCTTTATAACAGAGTCCCGATATTGCGATCATCTTTCCGCTGTTGTTGTATAGGCTTATCTGGCATCCTACGAGACTTCTTACAAAGTCTTTCTTGGCATCGGTCATACCATCCCCGATAGCTGGCGTATAAATCATAAAAGAATTACTGCCGAGGGCGTAGTTATCCAAGCATCCCTGAGTGAAATTTACCCAGCCTCCGCCTTCTTCCCAAAAGCGATCGGACAGCTCATATCCTAATTCAAATTCTTTGACATACAGTCCGATGTTTTCCTTTGTGATGTTTGTCACCTTCCTTCGCAGCGTGCCATACAGCGAGAGATTACCCGTTACTATCGTGTTCTTGGCATCGAGTGTTATCTTGCCGTTCTCGATGTCTATGCCTGTCCGCAGTATCTTGGCCACCGTGTCGCTGTTTTCCACGTATCCGATATCCGAATCTATCCAGTCGGTAGGGGTGGCGCCTGTCTCCAACTTCGGCATTGTCACCCAAGCCTTGCTGCCTTGCAGACAACGGATAAGGACGTAGTTTGGTATACCGGTGCCCTCAGACCTCCAGTGCACCCAATAGCGCTTCCACTCGTCCGTGAGAGGCAGGCGGCGTACCCCGTCCGCGTTGCTCGACGTCGTACTGTGTTCGCTGTCCTCGGCGAATATGCTTAGATTCGTACCACTCCACATGTAAGCGCCGATGCTGCCACTACCTTTTGCCATAAAGGAGAATATATAGTCCTCATCTTTTTTGATGATGGTATTAACGCTCCACTGCGCCATCTCAATGTATTTGGACGCAGCGTTGGCATATATTACCGAGCATCCGTTGTTGTACGACTCGTTAGTTACCACCGAAGCATCCATACGTGTCAGATTGCCGGCTTTGGCAAACGTGCGTGTGTTGTCAAGTATGTTGCCGCCTATATAGTTATAGTCATTAGGCGACAGGCCCCAGCTGACATAATCCTTTGCGTCGCCCTCTATGAGTATGGAGTGTGCAAAGCAGACCTGCTGATTCGCTGTTGAGCTGTTGCTCTTAACACACCATACCGCAACCCATTCATACGCGGCATTGGCGGGGACGGTGAACGAACGCTGATAAAGATGCCAACCCTCCGCGGATTGTATTTTTTCAACACCAAGATTTGCGCTACCCGCAGGACCGGCATATCCCGCAGGATGAGAAGCGTCTGTGGCGGATTTTTCCCATCGTATCTCACAAAGAGCATCAGCAGAACCGGATAGAACACGCGCCATAAACGTCAGCGTATATCGTTTGCCTTTCGTGACGTGTATGTTGCGCGAGTAACCACCGCCCCAACAGATACCTCCTGCCTGTGGTTTGTCCGCCAAGGCTATATTTGTACCTTCAAACTTCTGACTGCAAAGAATCTTTGCTCTCATGAGTCTGCATCCCTCATTCTGCTTGCGAAGGGCTGAACCGACAAGCAAATTTCGTCTATCCACAACAGCCGTGCTGACCTCCAGGGAGATTCGTCTTGCGTCCTGCGTTATCTGACTCGTGTATTGCGTCAGCTCACCCTGAGTCTTGATGGGAATGTCGTTCACCTTGTTCGTCAGCTCCGTGTATTGGCTATGCAGCTTCTTGTTATCAGCCATGAAGCCGCCCGTAAACTTCGCCACGTTGACGAGGAACTGAACCTGCTGGGTGTATGTTGTAGAGCCAACAACTATATTCACAACAGCATAACCGCTCGTCACGCTCACGTTCAGGGCGCTGTCTTTAAGGATCATATAGCCAGCCAATGTCGCTTTTATAACAATGTTGCCTTTTTCTATGGAAATATTTCTACAGCCCACGTGTCCGTTACCATCAGACACACTCTTCACCTCTGATGTTATATTTTTGCCCGCACGATACACCTCAATCGTGGCCGTCTTGACGGCATTGGTAGGTACAATGCCGTTCTCGTCTGTATCAAACACAAGAGGAGCGTTCTTGACGATAAACTCCACCGCGTCCTTGCCGTTAGTGCCGTCATCACCGCGGTCGCCCTTGTCCCCCTTGTCACCGCGGTCCCCTTTCTCACCATCCTTCAGTTTCACGATGGTTATATATCCTATTGCAAGTCTTGTTGCCATATATTCATGTTTTTCGCATTTTTATGAGCGAGGCATCCTATTTGGACACCTCGCAGATAAATGTGCCTCTCACTGCCACGTCAGCGTTAGCCACCGTTACATACGGCTTTGTAGAAGCATTCACTGGGCTTGTCGTGCCATTCCAGTTCGTAGCCACACCGTTTGAATTATACTTGGTCCACTTATAGGTGTAACTTGACGTATGGTTGCTGTCTGCCTTAACGACTGACCCGTCCTCCACCATCTGGCCGTCCTTCCAAAGGCGGGCAAAAAGCTCCGTAGACTGCTGACCGTTAACAATCTTATCGCCGGTCAGCGAATAAACCTCCACGACGTATGGGTCGCTTGCGTCGAAGAACGTGACGATGGCGTTAGCCGTGTCAGCGCCATCCTTGACAGTACAGCGGAAAGTCTGGAAGTTAAGTACGTCGTTGGCGGTTACTTGCAAGGTGCTCACGCCGTTAGATATGGTTACGTTGCCAGCAGCCACCGCACTCCAAGTGCCAGCACTGACATTCAGAATCTCCCATGTCATGCTTGTAAGCGTAGTGTCCTGAACATTGCCGCGGAAGAACTTGGCTATGGCACGCAGTGTCTTGCCACTATTCGACGAGTCAAAGGTATTGCCGTCGGGAGTCTCTATCTGCACGGTCTGCAATGCGCCGCCCGATTTCGCAAGAGATATTGTCTTGTAGCCGATACACTTTGTTGTGGCTTTTGTTTCAGGATCCGTATACGTACATGACCACTCGATGTTCTTCACGCTACCGTTTCTGGGGATGTTGCTCACGATGTTGAGCTGGAATGGCTTTCCGCTCACCGGGGTAACGGTTGCTCCGTCCACTTTCCACGCCCACGCGGTACATGCCGCTGTCGGTGCCTGATCGGTGGAACTACCGGTCACATACACACGAGCCGTGATAACGTTAGGGGCACTCGACGAATAGTTCGGAGTGTATACACCTGTATCGGGCGTGAATATTTGGGTCTCGCCCTTTGATGTTTGTGTGAAACACTGGACGGCTTTGCCGTCGTTAAGGTCAACGATGGTAATCTGACCGTTAGCTAATACTTTTGCCATAAAATCTCTTTTTTTTAGTTGTTGTTTATATTTATTGTAATAGTTACCTTGTTATATCAAAACCTCGCACTCGAACTGCGCCTGACGCGCAATGTCATCGCGGCTCACATTGCAGATTCTCCCTATACCGTCATGTAGGGCGTTCCATCTGACGTCGTCATCCCTGTCCGCTGACAGCCTGCGCCACGACCATGAGCCGTCACTCACCGTATCGCTTATGTCCACGCCGTTGCGCAGCAGCGTAGCTGTCAGCGCCGACTCCCACGTACCGTTCAGCATCACCGTCCCCGCACTGCTCGTTATCACTATCTGGTACGCCTTGCCGTCCTCGCCCTTGTCACCCTTGTCGCCCTTCTCGCCAGCCAGCTGCTTGAACCAGTCTGCACAGCCGTCCGAGGGCTCCAGCATAGTGCCGTTCTTGTTGGTACACAGCCATACGGCATTGACATGGTTCACCTGGTCGTAATAGTCATACTTTACGCCCTGCTGCCACACGCCGCGATAGTTGGTGACATGTATAGTCTGGCCGGATGACGACACCCACTCGAATGACGTTGACGTGATGCGCGTGCCGTAAGGGGACAGGCAGAATACCTCACATCCGTCATGTGTATAGTTGTCAACACCCTTATAGGCTACGATACGCGGAGTGCCCGGACCGGTAGACTCCAGCATCAGCACACCCTGACGGTCTATCTGCTCGGGGTCTTGACATCCGTCCAGCACGATAACGTCATCAGCGGCAGGAGCGTCGCTGCCCACTTCGCAGTTGTCCTTCGCTATGACTATCCAGTCAAACCTCTTGCCGTCATGGAGCACGTTGCCCGAAGCGTCCGTTATTTCCTCTGCCTCTGAGCTGACCTCAGTGATGACACGCCAGTAGTAGTGATTCTGCACACCCTCATACACGCCCAGCTTGACGCCGAAAGTCTGGCAGCGCACCTGGTCGCCCACCTTCCAGTAGTTCTGCGTCGCCATAGTGCCGTCGTCAGCAAGTATATAGCACTTCCATCCCGTGAGTTTACGCTGCGCATCGTAGACCTCCTGCACTGTCACTATCTTGCTGCCCGCGCCGCTCAGATACACGTTGCCGCCGGCATAAGACAGCTTGCGTATCTCCAGCTCGTGAAAGATAGCCTTACCCCACACCATAAGGTCGGTGATGTCAAGGCGATATTTGCCGTCGCCGCGGTCTACCAAACCGAAGCCCGACTGCGTTTCGGTGCTGTAAAGCATCGATGTGAGTTTGCTCAGTATTGCCGAGCCATCTTGAGCCATGCCGTGTGTACCAGAACCTACAGTTAGTCCGCGCAAGAAGCGTATATGCCCCTCTGCCTTGTCGTCAATATCGCGTCGCAGGAAACGACTTAGGTCTAGCTTCTGTTCAAGGACCTGCAACAGCCCCAGCAGCGCATTGCCGATGCGTTGTGCGGTGTTAGCATGAGTAGCACGTTCGTCACGTATCTGCTCCAAGTCTTTGCGTAGGCTATCGTAATTTGTTGACATATTACTCTGAAATTATTTTTATGATACAAATATAAGGCGATGGAGGTAAGGAAAAAACGAGAAAAGCAGCTACAGCTGCGAGACAGTGCGGTCAATAGTGTTCTTGCCGCCACCAAAGAGCTGCTGCAGGAACGACGACACGACACCGTTATAAGTAGTGCCGTAGTACGCCGCCTCGAACTCGTTGAGACGATGCAGCGAATACATGTATTTTTTTGCGAACCAGTCACGCGGCTGACGGTGATGCGGGTTTGTCATCCAGTCTTTGAGAAACTTGAGGTCGCCCGGATTGCCACGATAATAGCCGTTGCCCACGCCACGCGCCACGTAGATGCCGTACTCCAGAAAGCGATGCTCGATGGTGGTGACAGGACCGGGATGGACGACGCCCTGAATGGAGCGTGAGAGAGCACCAGTATCGTAGACGGGAGGAGCGAAAGACATCATCTTTTCGCGCCAGATGTCCACCATAAACTTCTGCCAGCCCTCAATCCATTTCTGATGCTCCGCATCGGTCATGTTCGGCTTAAGCCCACTCTGATTGTTCATAGCTTATATCAATAGGTTGCTCGTTCTGCACCATGAAATACAGCCCCGTCACGCCGTTGTACGAGTAGCGCGGCATCTCAGTTGAGTAGATGTTGTTGAGCTGCAAGTATGTCAGACGCTCATCGCCGAGCACATCACGGTCATGCAGAAGGCGAGAATGAAACTGGCGGAAGATCTGACGGCACATATTAAGCTTCAGCTCACGGTCAGCCATGTCGTCGAAGCGATAAGCAGCGACGACAAACACTGTGTAGACGTCACGGCGGAAAAAGCCGACACCGTTGCCGAAAGTCTGCTGAGACGTCGTGTCGTCAACCATGATAAAATTTTTATGCTTTTTAAACGACTCCATCACGCCCTGAATCGACTCCGGTCCGGAGCAGAGGCACGGATGGAAGCCGTTGTCAGCGGCGATGCGGTTGCTCTTTGCCAGCTGCGTGAAATAGTCAAGAGCAGGAAACAAATCTTTCATCATCAATCTTTTTTAGGGAATTTACGCCGGAACTCCTCAGCCTCACGCGCCTTAGCGTCAAGCTCGGTGAGCGCACGCCAGCAGTCGGTCTGCTTGACCAGCTGCTCTTTTGTCACGTCGCCATCGGTGAGCGCTCTTATCTGAGTATTGACCGACTCAAGAATCGAGATATCAGAGATGTCGCTATCGCCGTTAACCTTGCGGAAGAAATGACGGAAGGCGAAAGACATGACGTATTTTATGTGTGCGTACCATGCCAGCGTCGCGAGACGTTCAGCCGGCGTGAGCGAGATATTGTCGGGGCGAGAGAAATCCGGTCGGCGGTAAAGGAACGAGGCAAGCTTGTCGATGTGCTGCTCATCGTGCGAGCTGTGGAAGAGCTGATACTGCTGCTCCATGCACAGATAGTCGCCGAAGGTTATTATCCGTTTAGTCACCGGGTCCTCCTGCAGCAGAGGATGGACAGCCGTCAATCCCTGAATAACATCCAACCTATTATCCATAGTCTCGGTACTGTCCACCCAATCAAGCTGCTTGAGGAACGAGCTTATCTGCCACAGCTGAAGGTAAAAAACCTCATAGCCGCTCTCGTTATCTGGATTATACACACATTGCCATCCGAAGCGGTTTTTCTTGACCACCTGAATGCCCGCAAACCTTATGAACATGTAAGTCTTAACGACTGTCATGTCGGCGAAGGTTGCAAGCAGATAAAACACATATCGCAGTTGCTCCTGCGTCAGTTCGCCCCACGAGCGAGGAGCCGTGAGCTCTATATTAACCGTTGAAGACATAGGCAGACGACTCTTTTTTGTTGCTGAAGTGCTCAATATGAGCTGTCTCGTAAGCCGTAGAGCTGCGGTAGAGAGCGTACGTCTCGGCGTCGTTCTCGACAAGCCTCTCAAGGCGTCGGAACATAGGCGTGACGGCAGCAGCCTTGCCCATCGTCGCCCACTTGTCGGTCACGTCACACGCCAGCTGCATGGCGGAGGCATAGACAGTCAGGCGGTCATGGTCGTTGCATCTGAGCGCGTCGAGGAAGTCGTCTATCAGCTCATCGCCGAAGCGCAGACGCAGCTGCACATCTGTGTCGATGATGGCATTTTGGAAAGTCTGCCAGTCCAGGTAAGTCTTCGCCGACGAACCTTGCCCGGAAAAGAAGAAGTTATGCTCAGTATAGAGGTAGCGTATGAAGTTCTTGGCCTCAGGACCCCTACCCCACTCAGCCGAGCAAAGCAGCTTGACGGTCATGGCACGCGCCCTACAGAGCGCAGTGCGCAGCTGCCCCTCAAGAGCGTCGACACGCTGCTTGCTTGCGGGCGATATGGTATCGTTAGATACGATGCCGAAGCCCGTAGGCGTGAGGACGAGGTCAAGCTGACGGAAGACAGACAAAAACGCATCTATGCAGACCGTCATCTTAAAGTATTGCTTTAATGACGAGCCGTCATCGCTGTTAACCCGCTTAATGCCAGCCTCTCCGAGCAACATGCTGCAGTAGTTGTCGAGCATGATGTCAATAGCAGGGCTGATTGACTCGTAGACAGTATCATGAGCGCTCACGCCGACCGGCAGAGCCTGTTCAAAATCATCCTTCGTTATTTGTATCATCGTCTTGGTTTTGTTTGTTTTGGTTGAGCGACACCTTCTTGGCGTCTTTGTTTTCGTCGAGCGTTGTCAGCATAATCATGGGCACATCCACCGTAGCCTTATCGTGCCATCCGTTGTAGTGTAGGATGACGTGGTAGGGCTTGCACATCACGTCATGACAAGGCTTTTCGAGCGACTGCTTCAGCGTAAACAGCTCTCGCTTGTCGCTGCCAGAGTTGTTCATCTGACTCTTGCCCGGCGTGGCTCCGACGAGGTTAGGATGTATGCCGAAGGCGAAGCACAGAGCGTTGGACGCCTCAGACATGTCGTCGGACCAGTTGCCACCCTCCTTCTTGTTAGCATCGTTGAGCGGCACGATGCGCACCATGCGGTTCTCTTTGCCGTTCGGGTCGACGTAGTAGCCGCTGATCATCGCCTTACCGGCATTCTCAATGCCCGTAACAAAGTCGATGATGTTCTGCTTCTCCTGTTCTTTACGCTTCTTTCGCTGCGCCTCGTCAGCAATGTTTTCGTTGTCGCAGACATTATCCCAATAGTCATCGTGCACCTCAATCTGGACACGGGGCGCCGACGTGTTTTTAATCATATACCGTTTGCCTATACCTATCAGACGGTAGATATCAAACCAGGCATCGCGGAAGATCGACGAGTAGTAAGGCATCGGATATACCTGACAGCCCGGCGTCGCCATGCGGCAGAGGATGGCAAACTTTCGGCCTTTTGTCGGCTTGCCCTTGACACCCGTGCGCGGGTCAGGCTCCTTGCCCATGCGGACCATCAGGTCGCCGAGCGGGTCCCAATAGTCGAGCAGCGGGATGGCTTCGATTTTCGCCTCGTCGAAAAAGCCGAGCCGGAAGTCGCCGAAGAACACGTGTTCAATCTTGCCAGACGACGTGCTCGGACCATACTCGAAGCGGCAGTAAGAGGCATCCTTATTGCGCACCGTCACTATCTTGCTGCCATCACGCGAAAGGATGACCACCATGACCGAGAACGAGTAGAACTTCATATCGGTGGCTTGCTCAAGAAAGACCTCCTGAAGAGAGTTTCGCAGACAGAAGTTGAGGATCTCTTTGTCGTCAACATCCTTTTTATCCTTTCGGTCAACAAAGCGCACGCCCTGCCCGTAACAGCTGACGATATTAAACTGCTGACACTGTGCCGTCACCATGTTGGAGAGCAGCTGCTTGCGCACAAGATAAGGGCGCTGGTCATCCGTGCCCCACTGCACGTACTTGTACGCCCTGCGGTCTACGACGATGGAGCGCACGTTTTGGGCACCAGGCATGTCTTCATCGTCGAAAACAGCAGCAGAGTCGCCGCCGTACTCGGAGTTGACGGAGTTGCCGGCAGACGACGCCCCATAGCCCGTAGGGACTATATGATAACGGCGGTAACCGTCAGAATCAGCATGCGCCGAGGTCGGCTGAAGGGTATTGTTAATGCTCATAAGTAAACTCTTTGATTATTGATCTGTATGATAAAAATCTGAGGCAGCGTGCGCAAAGCCCGGGGATTGCGAGGATTGCGCAGTCGCACATAACCGCCGCGCCAGTGGACATGATGGACGAGCCAGCCTTTATAATGCAGTGTCTCGCCCGTGCCACCCTCCCACGCGTAGATATCGACGAGCGTGCGATGCTGATAAGCCTGATCGAGGATGCGCAGCATGTCAGTAAAGTGGATGGCCTTCATCATTTAGTACTTATTATTTATTACTTATTAATTTTTACTTATTAATTTTTAATTGAAAGTGTTGTCGAAGGTATTGTCGAAGATGCGTCCGGAGCGCAGCATGTCGAGGACGTTATGATTGCGCTGCGAGTACTGATAACTGAAGGTAAAGCGCGGCATCTCGTCGTCATCGTTGGAATACTCAGACTTTGAGTCGGTGATGACCACCTCTTTGCCGACATTAGGGTGCCCGTCTTTGAAGTTGACGACGTGCACACACTGAGAGCGGAACAGCTCGTCAGCCCAGACGGCCATGGAGAAGGGAATGAATCCCGTGTCAGCCTTGAAGGTGCGCGTCTCGGCGATGTCGTAGTTGCGGTTATACCTGCCTATGTAGCCCTGACTGCGTTTGTATGTCGGGGCTACGGTATGAGTGCCCGTGCAATATATCAGCTCCTCGACACCGAAAGAGTTGTCGAAAACCAGGACGGGAGCACAGTCGGGCTCGTCAAAGTCGATTGAGAACCGGAAACTGCGCTTGCCCGCCTGGACCACAAAACCAATAAGAAAAGCATCGTTAATGACAAACTGAGACGGCGACACATCAAGCGTCTTGTATTTGTCATTGCCCGCGACAGGAAGGATGGGAAAAGTCTTTTTATCGTGACCTTGATATTCGGCGATAACCGAGGCGTTGTCTGAGCCTATATAATGCAGGTACTCAAGACGGTTGAGCGCCGTCAGTTTTTCGCCCTCAAGGAGAGTGAGGAAATGGGTATCTATGAAGTCATCTGCAGTGGTGTTGATGTCGGCTACGCAGTAGATGATATCAGCATAGACAGACTTGGAAGCAACCGGCTTGTCAGACGCGAGGACAAACTCGTTAATGCTGATGACGAGCTTAGCCTTGAGTTTCTGACGCACATAGGGCGTGAGCAGACGGTCAAGTTCGGCGATGGTTATCTCGCCATGGACGGGGTAAAGATGCTCTGAATAGATCTGCACCCCGTCGATCGTCATAGTGACGCCGGCGCGGTAGCCGTCGATGACAAACACCACGTCGGGGATGTTCGCAGAGAAGTATGTGCCGGATATTGACTGAGTGACTGAAATCATTGTTATCTTTTTTGTTTACTATGCAAAGTTAACAATGACGGTTGAAACATAAGAATACAAAAACGGCGTGCCCTATATCACATAGAACACGCCGTAAGTATGAGTATAATTTGCTTGTACAAAAATAACTACTTGCAAAGGTACTCATTTTTTTCGGTAAGATTTTGAAAAACACGGCTAAACCTATTCACATAGCCCTAACCGCTAAAAAATGTAAAATTAAGATTTATGCACCTATTTTATTTACCACAAAGATATCATATCGCGCCATATCTTCCATTTTATCGACCCGTCCTTATTACAATAATTGCAAGCTACTTTAACAGACCCTTGAAAGCCTTTTGTATGCCTGCACGTTTAACGTCATCAGAAGGATGACAATAAGTGTCCATCGTAATCTCAACACCGGCATGCCCGAGTATTGAGGACACTGTTTTCACATCGACACCTTTCTCTATCATCTGTGTAGCAAAGGTATGTCTCAAGCAATGATAGTTCAGATAAGGGACGTTCGCCGCCTTGAGCATCTGCCCATACCAAATGCGCAGTGTTCGTGTGCACGTAGGCTCAGCCGATAGCGTGGCAACAAAATAATCACCAGGATAAACCTTTGCGTAAGACTGCAGTATCTTGCGGAGTTTTGGTATCATTGGAATGTAGCGGTCGGAGGAAGCGCTTTTTGGAGATTGCAGACATCTGGACCTTACGTATTCCTCATTAGGGCGAAGCATTTTCTGAATTGTTTTGCCGATAGACACACACGTACGCTGTATGTGTATTACACCTTCATCGAAATCAATATCAGAAAATTTCAACCCACATGCCTCTCCTACTCGTATACCGGTAAACATAGTCACCACAACGGCAAGTCTGCCAGGAGTTGGATGCTCCTCAAACGTCTTTATCATACGCTCATATTCAGCGATTGTGAATCTTTTCACACGTTGCCTTGTTGCGTCCTTGACACGAGCCGTCACCACATCCTTTATTTTCCAATCTATTGAAGGCAAATCGCTTATACCCAAATCTTCGCCAGCATAGCGCATAACCATCCTAAATACGCGTATTAAATCAGCTATATAGTGATTGCTAGCCCCAGTATCGCGGAACCGCTCAAGACAGGCCTTCATCACATCCGCATCAAGAGAACATATATCCGCATCAGGGTCAAGAATACGGGTGAACGTCTTGCCAAGATTATAATAAGTTGCGACTGTAGATTGTTTAATCTCGGCCTTATGCTTGTCAAGCCATCTATCATAAACCTCAAAAAAAGTCATATCTTAACCACCCCTTTCATTTAATTGTTCAACAATAATATCGCCCGCCTCTGCCTTCACAACATCGCTAAACCCGAGAGCATCGTCACTCCGGTTTAGTAAAATATAGCGGGCCTTGACGGAACCCTCAAGAACGTCGCCATGGTAGACATACCCCATTATCCCACGTATGCTTAGGTTTAGCAGCAGCAAAGGAATGGCACGGTCGGACAACTCCCATACACTAATCATGTGCTGTGAAGGATAATAGTCCCACGGTATGGCACGTCTGCATTGTTCCCACCATGCGCTTATTATAAGCCCCCCGGTCCCTGCTGTAGGCTCATGTATAGTACCCACGGTAGGTAATGCAATCTTTGCCACAATCTCGGAAACCTCCACTGGAGTGAAGTCTTGTTTCTGCTTTTTGCGTTGCGCGAACTCCTCTTCATACAGCTGTCTGAACCAGTCGAATCTCATGTCGTAGCGGTTGACAGAGAGCAGCTCTCTGTATACAGCATCGCGCCGCTCTCTGTCGCCCATGACGATATTCATAGCAGCCTGTGGAAGATTTATAATGTCTTCTACGTTGAATATTCTGCAACAATCGTCTTTGTTCATAATAATCTCAATTTACCATAAAGATTTCATGTCACGCCATATCTCCCATTTCACCGTGCCGTCCTCAGCTGTCTTGAGGACATAGTCATGTGTCTTCATGTAGATCACGATGTCGACGATGGGGATGGGTATTATCTGAGAGAGTTCGTCAGCTATCTCCACGGTGCTCTTAAACTCTCCGACAAGCGCGTCACCGAGCTGGCTGTTGCCCGGAAGCGGCGAGCGCGAGGCGAAGTAAGCGTCGAGCACATCAGACGTAACCTCGTCAATCATATTCTCTCTTTCCTCTTCATTCATAATGCGCTGCGGATTTCGGTTAACGACTTGCGGAGGTCTCTGACTGCGCTAAGCAGGTCGATAGCCTCTGCGTACTTATCTTTGTCGAAGCAGGGCTCAGAATAGCCCTCTACGACTATGTCCGTAACATCGTCAAGCAGACGAATCTTGTTATCGAGATTGTCAGCCTCGCAAAGATTCTCAAGTGCTGCTGACATTTTATCATTCATTTCCATAAATTACCTTTCTTGCTGTGATTCTAAACAATACTTTATACATGCCAATGTAAGGCGTAAACTGAACAAGCGTTTGTGTACGGCTCTCCTGCGGTGGCTAAATCCCTTAAGACGGTCTGTGGGTTCAACCCCGGCAAAAACAGTATAGCCACATTTTCGCGCCACGACTTTATTCATCTCACGGCACTTGCGATGCAAGCCATGATTGACATTCAGCTTCATGCTCTGCCTCCTTCCTCTGTCAGTTTCTTAATCTCGTTATAAGTGACCGGCAGCTCGCCGTTCTGAGCACGCTCGGCGTTGTACTGTGCAAATGCCCTACCGATAGCGTCGTTGTGTACATCGAACACTCTACGCTTCAACTCCTTGATGTTCTGCTGTATCTCATGCAGTTCGTTGTTGACTTGCTGACGTGTGGCGCTCATTTTTGCCTTGAACTCTTTGAGCTTGACACGCTGTGTAGTCTCAAACATCATTTTTTCGACGGCTTGTATGGAATAGAACCTGCACTCCTCAACCACCAGGTCTGCCTTGGTCTTTGCTGTCTTCTCCATCACTTCACGGTAAGTGGCGTTGAGTCTGTTGTACTCCTCGTCACGCTTGTCGCGCAATGGCTGCAGCACCTCACGCTGGAATTGCTCTAATGTCATCATGCCTCACCTCCCTCCTCGGCTAACGTCTTGTTATAGACATCCTCGCGACCGCGATTGTCAAAGCGGGCTGCGAACATGTGCGGAGACTGTGCCTCACTGCGCACGAATACACCCTGCACGGGTATAAGGTCAATAACAGCGAATTTGTGGTCTAAAAGGTTATCACTATCAGACAGTTCGGCAAGAGTTACTCTAAAACCGATTTCAGCACCGTCTTTAGAGTACTTATTGCAACATGTTATCACTGACGGTATATAACCCTCGCAACTATATTTCTTATGTAGAAGGCTGACCACATAACCGATATCAGCAAGCAGATTGTCGACATGCTCGGTGCGATAAGCAAGACCATTTAGACCGAGTTTCATCAACCTACCCACCTCCTTCTGGTATTCATCACGCGGGCAATCAGTGGTCTCTACTACGACCACTGACATATCATAAACGGACATGTCGATTACGCTTGATGTGTTTTTCATACTCTGCCTCCTTCCTGCTCTACGTCATCGTCGTAAGTTATCCAGTTGTCGGCGTAGTCTTTGTTGAGACGGTAGACGTTGTAACCCGCCAGGGCTATGGATATCACCGAGAGGATGATGCTTGCCTCCACCAAGGCAGCGGCGAGCATAATGAAAAGAAAAACGAGATTGACACGGACGACCTCCATGCGGGTGACATCGAAGCCGCTGATGCGTGAGAACGACTTGCTCTTTGCGTTGAGCCACGCCCTGACGGGCGCTGTGCTGATGGTCAACGGGCGCAAATGAGCTGTGCGCTGGATTAATGCAGTTGTTTGCATATTATGAGAGTTTTAGCCTTATGCCCGAATCCGTCGGGTACGGGTTGACGCAGGGGTACGAAAAAAGCGGCTCGCACTTCCTCGTCTGCTAAAACTCTCATGTTATCCACCACAAAGGGCTGAAAAAACACGTGGAAGGCGAACCGCCGTATTCTGTTATTTGCAACTCCACACTATGTGGAATGCTCCACATAAACAAAGGGCTATACCCCTGGTTCGATGCGGAAAGGTACGGGCAAAAAAAATAAGCCCACAACCTTAATAAAAATGTTGGTCGGGCTTGAACATATCGTCTCGCCCTTTGTTTATGTGGAATGCTCCACATGAGAATTTTAGCGATGGCAAAGTTAGAGATAAAAATCTGAACGTGCAAGGAATTTGCGAGGAATTTTCAAGGAATTGGGAGGAAAACGCTCCAATTTAGAGAGAATTGGAGAGAAATGGAGATAAAAAGCTGTTGCGGCGCAACAAGTTATCAATATAATCGCTAACTTTGCATCAAGAAACAAACATTACCAATATGTTAAATATACTCGGCAATATAATCGCTTTCGTGAGCACATTCGTAGTTATTACTACGCTGCCTATGACGATCATCCGCATAGCCGTGGCTACGTTCAGCCACAGCAAGCAGATGAAAGAACAGACTGAGGTTATAATTATTGCCATAAGTATAGCCATTGCCATAATGCTTATACCGTTTTATCATTATCCATACTAATAAGCTTTACGATTGGCGTTTTGTGTCTTATAAAGCTCAATCATGGCCTTTTGGAAATCATCGGGAGTGTTTATCTGAAGCGAGTCCAATGAATCCTTTATTTTGTCACGCATCTCCCGGTCGGTCTTACGATCGAGAAATTCGCTGACATTCTTAATGATACCATCTGTTTTAAGTTTAAATTGGAAATCTTTATTGTTGAATTCCAAACCGCCACCATTAATGAGAAGTACTATAATCCCCACGGTAGATAATATGTTCTTTTTCTTTGAAATGAAATGAAGCAAACCAGGCGACTCCATCTGCACTTTCATAGACACATCTTTTGCTGAGTCTTCTATATTATTCTCTTTGCAAAACTGCTCTGCAAGTATAAATAATTGTTGGATTTCGTAAAATGTGGAAACGTCCACTTCGTTTTCTGTCTTTATTCTTAGAACGATGTGTGTCTCATCATCTTTATTATAGAAATCAAACTGCGTAGAGTCTATATATGCCGCATATTCTGAAATGTCTGAGATTGGATGACGAGAATTAAACATTAGCTGGGCTTTCGGTGGCAGAACAGTGCGAGAAGTAGACTTTAGGATATCTACATCTATTCTCTTCATGAACGGACACCGACCATTGCCTTCAACAATATTAGGCTCCTCATATACAGCACTTTTGACACGGCATATACTTAAATTGAATGAAGAATACCCAGGAACAACAACTATATCGCCAGGTTTTATTTCATGGCAAAAGCGTATGAGCTGCGAAGCTACATGGCCGGGACGGTTGATTTCAGGATGAAGATTTGCTACTATCTTGCGCAAGTTCTTCATCGCTGTGTTTTCATTGGTCAATATATCATTTATATCCTTTAGAAGGATGTCATTATGCCCACAGCAATGAATCCATTCTCGACAAAGTCATTGTAGTATTCACCACCCATAGTCCTCACCATCCAATATGAAGATGAGTGCGAGACTGTTTGAACATAATTATTTATAACAGTAATATCACCATTGTTCATTTTTTCAAAATTTTAAAACATTGCACAAAATTAGCAATAAAAATTTGATTAAGCAATATATGGCAAAAGAAAAGCGGCTGAAATCCTCACAGACTCCCACCGCTATATAAATGTTTTAAAATTTCGATGCTGCAAAGTTAATCATTTTCGTGGAGACACGCAAATGAAAAAGCCCCCGATGCGTCACGCACCGAGGACTCAACGAGTTCTTTTAATCATGAAACGATGCGAAGTCAGAACTTGCATCGGTCATGGATGCCGCATGGTCTGGCGGCGGTGTTGAATTGATTAAACAGTGACCATTTCAATATCTTTGGCAGAGTCCGAACTCATTTGCCTATTGCTTTACGTTCTCGTTATCCAAATCTTTCTTATTTGGAATAGTTCTCAGATAAAATATGGCACTGATAGTAGCGGAGAGTGTAGCAATTACACCAGCAAGCCAATCATGACCATTGATGCCGAGATAGACAGCAGCAGCAAGAAAAATAGCAACAAGAACCACAGCAAAAATCTGGCCGCACATACTCTCACGAATGTCAGCTTTGATTATACTCTCCTCTGATTTAATGCGGTGCATCTGTTGTTTCTCAGCCATTGTGAGGATGCGTTCCGGCGCATCCGGCATAACCTCTTTATAAGCCTTGAAGTCGGCAGGGTGCGGCAACGGTCCACTGAACGACTGGCGCATCTCTACCATAGCGCCGATAATGACACTGCGCTTTTCCGGGTCAATGGAGTCAAGAACTTGCTCAACATTTGGCTTTGTGACCGTTTTCTTGCTCTTATCGTTTGCCATAACTTTGCATTGCGTTTCTTAAATCATTGCCAACAGCCCACCAATCCTGGCGCATATCATCAACATTATTACCATTGAGATATCCTCGCAAGCTTTTACGCTGGTGTACTCTAAACAAAGAAGTAAAGCCAGAGACATACGTTGGACGTTCCTTCAGCAGTGAAGAGAACGAGCCTTTTATATTATAATTAATATTTCTCATATGTAATTTAAATTGTTAAATGCCGTGCGCACGTCACGAGCTACATTGTCACGGTATTTTCTAAGGTTCTCCATGTCTGTGTGACGGTTAGACGGTTTGGAAAACATCTCGCGCTTCAGAGCCTCAATCTCAGGTGAATTCTCTTCGTAGTTGCCAGAAGAGGCACGGCGCAAGACAGATACACCATTCTTTACAAAATGGGTAAAATCATTAATAATGCACATAAAATTGCCTCCTATTAGTTAGTTCTGTACTTGTCTTTTGCAAAGTAAGCTATTTTTTTTGACATAGTTGTCAATAATAATATGAAAAAACGAAATCAAACCTTAAAAAAACACCTCAAAACACCTCAAAAAGCCTCTTTATGGCGGCTTTTTACCTCTGACGGGACCCGCCGCAAAAAGTGGCAGCATTTTTCGGCGGGGGGGCTTTTTTTTTTCCCCCCAATTTTTTTTTTCAATTTAATGTGGGG